GATGGCAGCGATGAGATGATGGAAGGCGAAGATGACGACCTAGAAGAATCTGAAGAACTTGAAGAAGAAGAAACTCTTGAAGAAGCTGTTCAGTTACAAAAAGTTTCCGTAACACACGGTGACAATGGCGTTCAAAATAAGAGCCCAACATTAGGTGCTAATAAGAAAGTATCTTCTAATGGTGCTAAAGCAGTTGCAGCTGGCTTCCAAGACAGCGGTAAAGGTGGTACACAAGGTGGTGTATTAAACCCAACTACTAAAGACTTAAAAGGCGCAGGATCATTTAAAAATGCTCCAGGCAAAGGTAACTTCTCTGAAAAAGGTGAAGCAGCTCCTAAGCCAAAGTTCGGTGACAACGGACAAAACACAAAATCAATCACTAGTGAGTCACGCAAGACCACTAAGCGTATTGTTAAATAAGGACACCTGAGATAATGGCTTTGTATCTCAAAGAGAACTTAACATTTGACCGTGCTAACATGGTCGTTGAAAGTGTTAAGGAAGACGGTGATAAGAAGTCCCTTTATATGAAAGGGATCTTCATTCAGGGCGGGGTTAAAAACGCAAATGAGCGTGTTTACCCCGTTGCTGAAATTGAAAACGCCGTTGAAACTCTAAACGAACAAATCAAAACAGGTAACTCAGTCCTCGGCGAAGTCGATCATCCAGACGATTTAAAAATCAATCTAGACCGTGTATCACATATGATTACTCAAATGTGGATGGACGGTCCTAATGGTTTCGGCAAGCTAAAGATTTTACCAACTCCAATGGGACAGTTAGTGTCTACTATGTTGGAGAGTGGTGTCAAACTCGGAGTCAGTTCACGTGGTAGCGGAAACGTCAACGACATGAACGGCCAAGTTAGTGACTTTGAAATAGTCACTGTGGATATTGTTGCTCAACCGAGCGCACCTAATGCTTATCCTAAAGCAATCTATGAAGGTATGATGAATATGCGTCATGGTCATAGAACGCTTGAGATTGCAAAAGATGCTCAGAGTGACAAAAAAGTACAGAAGTACCTGCAAGAGGAAGTAACTCGCCTCATCAGGGACCTCAAAATTAAATAAGGGGATAAATGCATGTTAGATGCTATCAAACCATTACTTGAGAGTGGACTTATCAACGAAGAAACTTCAACTGCTTTGAATGAAGCATGGGAAGCTAAGTTGAGTGAAGCTCGTGAGCAAGTACGTTCAGAGTTGCGTGAAGAATTCGCACAACGTTATGAACATGACAAATCAGTTATGGTAGAAGCCCTGGATAAAATGGTTAGTGAAGGTCTATCAGCAGAGATTGAAGAATTCAATGCTGAAAGACAAGCAATGAACGAAGACCGCGTAGCAGCAAAGCGTAAGCTAAGTGAAAACGCAGCAAAATTTAATAACTTTATGGTTCAAAAACTATCAGAAGAAATTAAAGAATTGCGTAGTGAGCGTAAATTGCAACTTGAAAGTCAACAAAAGCTAGAACAATTCGTTGTTGGAGCTCTTGCGAAAGAAATTAAAGAATTCTCTCAAGACAAACAAGCTGTAGTTGAAGCCAAGGTTAAGTTGGTTGCTGAAGGCCGTAAACAATTAGAAACATTGAAGTCACGTTTTGTGAACGAAAGTGCTAAGAGAGTTAACGAAGCTGTTGCTAAACATCTTAAGGGTGAAATGAGCCAGTTGAAAGAAGATATTAAGACCGCACGTGAAAACGATTTTGGTCGTAGAATCTTTGAAAGTTTTGCAAGCGAGTACAGCGGTACTTATCTAAATGATAATCTACAAAATATATGGCTGAAGCTAAGAAATTAGTGGAAGCAAAAGAACGTGAAGTCAGAATTATCAAAGAATCCAATGTTCGTCAAAAGACAATGGATACATTGCTTGGAACTCTAAACCAGGAAAAAGCAATGATAATGAAAGACTTACTAGAAAGCGTCCAAACACCTCGTCTACAGGTCGCTTTTGATAAGTATCTTCCAGCAGTGCTTAACAACATTACAGAAAAGAAAGAAAATAAAAAATCTATGCTTTCTGAAAGTGTTAAAGCAGTTACTGGAGATAAAGCTGCCATTAAACAAGTTGAAGAAAATCCACGTGATAACGTGATTGACATTAGACGTTTGGCAGGGCTTTAATTAAAAAAGACATAATTTAGGAGAATATAAAAATGTCACAAGTTCTATTAGAAAGCCGTTGGGATGAGACTAAAGAAGCCCTACTCGAAGGTCTTAAAGGTACTCGCCGCTCAACAATGCAAGTTATTCTTGAAAATACTCGCAAACAATTATTGTCTGAATCATCAGCAGGCACAACAACTGCAGGTAACATCGCTACATTAAACCGTGTGATTCTACCAGTTATCCGTCGTGTCATGCCAACTGTTATCGCTAACGAGTTGGTTGGTGTTCAGCCAATGACAGGTCCAGTTGGACAAATTCACACATTACGTGTACGTTACGCACAAGGTCTAACTGACGGTTCAACTGCTGCTACATCAGTAACAGCTGGTGAAGAAGCATTAAGCCCATTCAAGATTGCTCAAGCGTACTCACGTACTCGTGGTGATGTTGCAGACGGTACTTCAGTCGGTTCTTATACAGGTGCATCTACTGCATCTCTAGAAGGTAACGGCGGTCGTCAAATCAGCGTACAAATCTTGCGTCAAGCTGTTGAAGCTAAGTCACGTAAGTTGCAAGCACGTTGGACATTTGAAGCTGCGCAAGATGCACAGTCTCAACATGGTATTGACGTTGAAGCAGAAATCATGGCAGCTTTAGCACAAGAAATTACTGCTGAAATTGACCAAGAAATCTTATTGTCATTGTCAACATTGGCAACAACAGAATATACATACAACCAAGCTACTGTATCTGGTACAGCTACATTCGTTGGTGATGAACACGCTGCTTTGGCTGTTCTTATCAACCGTGTTGCTAACTTGATTGCTCAACGCACTCGTCGTGGTGCTGGTAACTGGGCTGTTGTATCTCCAGCTGCATTGACAGTATTGCAATCTGCAACTACTTCAGCGTTTGCTCGTACAACAGAAGGTACATTCGAAGCTCCAACAAACACTAAGTTCGTTGGTACATTGAATGGTGCAATGCGTGTATTTGTTAACTCATATGCACAAGACACACAACCAGTTCTAGTTGGTTACAAAGGTTCGTCAGAAACTGACGCAGCGGCATTCTATTGCCCATACATCCCATTGATGTCTTCTGGCGTTGTTCTAGATCCATCAACATTCGAACCAGTCGTATCATTTATGACACGTTATGGTTACATCGAATTGACTAACACAGCGTCTTCTTTCGGTAACGCTGCTGATTACTTGGGTGAAATCGCTGTTTCTAACCTAACATTCCAATAATCAAATTGGAAAAACTTTTTACCCTCGGGATGGGAAGTTTACTTAAAAGGCTCTTCGGAGCCTTTTTTGTTGGGCAACGATTTAAAAATAATGATAAATAAGATATAAGATAATATTTGGAACCATACATGGCAGCAGATCCATTCAATAGTAAAGGCGGGTACACAGTAGGCATACCACCTATCAATGTGATAGATGCTAACGGCAACATCACCGCAGAGAATGCTACATTCGGTGGCAACGTTGCCATTAACGGTAATGGAATTTTTACAGGTAACATATACGCAGACACGTTCAATGGTACATTCAATGGAAATATTTCAGGTAACTTAGTTGTACCTGGATCAAACACTTGGGTACTTTTTAATGATAACGGTAACGCCGGCTCCAGTGGCAGCTTTACATTTGATTCATCAGCCGAAGTAGCAACTATAACCGGTGAACTAATTACTGACAGACTTACTATGGGTACAGGCTCTAATGAGTTTAGTACAATCAGCGTAGTATTCAACACTACAAATAGTGCATCAGCTGACCAAACATTATTATCAACTGTAGCTAATACGATTTGTTCAATTGATTACACAATCATTGCAACGGATCCTACAAGCAACAATAGACAAACAAGTAAACTGTTTGCAAGTATTTTAGGAACAGAAGTTGGATACCATGAAATTGGTACAATTGATGTGCCGTATTTAGGCCCTGGAGTAGGTGACTTTAAAGTGGTCTATAATGCAGGATATGTATTACTAACTGTTACCCCAGTAACGTCTAATTTAGTAAATTACAAGATTATGGTAACAAGTTATAAAGAATAAGGAAAAGAAAAATGGCAATTAGAACCTTTAACTCAGTAGGTGGTTTTTCAGTAGGAGAAACGCCAACGACAGTCGTACTGGCTAACGGCGATATTACTACGGGAAATGCAACGTTCACTGGAACAATGCAAGCCAACACTGCTGTTAAAACAGATAGCTTGTTGCACATTGACGGAAGTCCTTGGGATTTTCAACAACCCGCTGGTAGTGCGAATGGTCAGATTCAATATTATTTGGATGGTGAATTTGGTGCAAGTGCAAACTTGTCATTCAATCCATCAACAAGCGTACTCACAGTTACTGGAAATATCAGTGCTACGAATTTCTTAGGAAACTTTGCAGGTAACATTGTAGGCAACATTACTGCTCCCGGTAGTAACACATACATTCAGTTTAATGACGGTGGCAACAGTAATGCAGTCTCAGGGTTCACATACAACAAATCAACAAACACTGTCACTGTACTTGGTAACATTATTTCAAATGATGCTAACTTAGGTAACTTAGCTACTGCTAATTATTTTGCTGGTACATTAACTACTGCTGCTCAACCAAACATTACTAGTGTTGGTGCTCTTACAAGTTTAAGTGTTCAAGGTACTGGAAGTGTTTCTGGTGCAAACTTAGTAAGTGCAAACTATGTCACTGGTACATTAACTACTGCATTGCAGCCAAACATTACTGAAGTTGGTCAACTAGGTAACTTGAGTGTTCAAGGTAACCTAACTGTAGGAGTAAATGCTAACTTAGGCAACGCCGCAACAGCTAACTATTTTATTGGTACATTGACTACAGG